GTCGATGACGCGGACGCGAAAACCTCGATAATAACCATATTTAAAGGAGAAATTATGTTATACGAACTAAAAATCACACGTAAATTTCAATATACGTTATATCACAACCGCACCCCACTTGCTCATTACAAGACTAAAAAAGATGCAAAAACCGCATTATTAATCATTAGACAACGCTTTGAACTTCTCGATAAACTACAAAAAGCTATGAGAGTACAAACAAATTCATATTGTGGAGATACTCACCTATCTGTCTATCAATACTGTCCGGATTTTGAAATTAAACATTATTTCAAAATTGAACGTGAACAAATTGCTTAATTGTGGCGGGGCGTTGCCCCTTGGGCAACCCTTGTCAAGAGCCACACTTAACTGACAAAACACTATTTAAAGGAGAAAGTATGCAAGCACTAAAATTCCAAACTTCAAGGCTTTTAAAGTCAATGTTTGAAAATAATAAAGATATTAAGTTTAAAGAGATTTCAAGCTATGCTAAAATCTACCCCGATACAATAAAAATTATCAAATATCACCGCCCTATTGTGTTTACGAACTTTTCAGACCGTGGGGTTTCCGCTATTCTCACGAACGAAGAAAACGCCGAAGAGCAAGATTATTTACAAAAATCAATCAATCGTACAAAAACTAAAATTAGCGATTATGTACTATGTAATAATTTCACTCACTTTGCTACTTTCACCTTTGACCCTAAAAATCCAAAAGTTAAAAACGAAAATAACCGCCACGATTTTAAAAAAATGTCTTCCCTATTCAAAAAATGGTTAAATACTGAACAAGTGAATCACTTTAGGCGACACGGTCATAAATTTAAGTATTTAATAGTTCCCGAAAGACACAAAAACGGCGCTTGGCACTTCCACGCCCTATTAGAAAATTACAAAAATGAAACCGAAAATTTTTATACTCGAAAAAATAAATATATAACAGTATCTGAACTTAAAAGTAAAAAGAAAGAAAAAAACCGTAAATTCATCACAAGATATAAGCTTGGGCGTTCCGAAATAGCACCTATTAAAGACAAAACAAAGATGTCAAGCTATATTAAAAAATACATTACAAAAGATCTTATTCAAGACAAAAACGCTAAACGCTACTGGTCAAGTCGAAACCTAAAACAACCTGAAATAATAGAAAATTTCATAACTGAATTTCAAAAAATACCTGAACAATTCCTAACTGCAAAACACGACTACCACGATATATACACAATTCCTTTAGACTCTTCATATTTCAGCTTTTCAAAATACGTAAATAAACTTGAAAATCACTTCAAACGTGAAAAATTACACATAAAAATTTAAAAGTTATCATCTTCAAGTGATAACTCCCTATTTCAACTTGTTGAAATAGGTTTATTCCTGTATAATTTAAAATATGGATATTTTATTATATTTTCTTGCAATCCCTGTAATTCTTGTAATTATAATTAAAGCTATTGTTTCAGATTCTGGAAATCAAAAAACTTCACCATTATATAAATATAGATATAATCGAAAATACGTTATAATGACCGAACGTGAACAAGAATTTTATAAAAAATTAAAATTAGTTTGCGGTGATTCAATTTTAATTTTTCCACAAATTCACCTATCAAGTTTATTTTTTCACAATGTAAAAGGTCAAAATTTTAAATTAGCGTTTAGATTCATTAACAGACTTTCGGTAGATTTTGTTTTGGTAGATTCGCGAAATTTTAAAACCCTATTAGCGATTGAACTTGATGACTCCACACATAACGAAAAAGACAGAATCAAGCGCGATTTAATTGTAAATGACATTTTTGAAAAAGCAAACTTCCCTCTTTTGCGTGTTGATTCGATTAAAATTGATAATGAAAAATTAAAGC